CGTTAAATTATGGATAGCTTTTCACATACTTGTGATGGTATATAAAATCTTTTTTGGTTTATGAGCCCAGTGTGTAAAATGGTAGATGTTCATGATGAGCTAAAACGTGCACGTGACGCATTTTATAATGCTATGTTTGAAGATAATGAGGAAGAGATGCGTGCTGCAGATAATGCTGTTGGATATTATGAGTCCATGGACGGCATATCTTGCCCCGAATATCCAGGATTTTAGAAAGGAAAAAATGATAAATAATTACATGACAAAAAATGAATTAGCAAAACTGCTTAACATTAGTCTTGCAACTGTTAATAGAAAATTGAAAGAAATTCCTCACATTAAAATGGGGAATCATAGAGTGAGTAGAGTATTATTTGATCCTGAAAAAGTTAAAGAATATCTTAAAAAATTTGAGGTTAACACATAAAGGAGAAATAGAATGAATAATGTTAATGGATTTGGAATGATTAAATTACATCTTAAAGGTAGTTTATTAAATGAAGAGGAAGTATCTCATTTATTACAAATTAGCATTCCTAAATTACGTAAGGAAAGAATAAATAAAAATGGAATTCCGTATTATAAATTAAATGGTTCTGTAAGATATAGTGTTAAAGATATTAAAACATACTTAAAATTTAATAGAATAGATGGAAATTGACAAAATTCCTATGGTGCGTGTAACGTGGCTTGATGCCCGTGATACGGAGACTGGTTGGATTGCGATTAAAGATATTATTGCTGCACCTTTGGCAACGTGCCAGGAGGTTGGGTATTTGGTAGTTAATAATGAGGAAAAGGTAGTGGTCATGCGTTCGTGGTGCGTGGACCGGGATGATAACCATGGGGGTGGTGCTATTGCTATTCCACAAGGATGGGTAACAAAGATAGAATATTTAGGAGTATCACATGCCGACGTACGAAATTAATTTATGGCAAGACAAAAAGATAGTAGAGAAAGTTGTTAAACAATTTCAAAACGATGATGAAGTAATAAAATACATAGCTGATAATTTTGATAGAACAGAAGATTTACCAAGATTAGATGCTGAAGCAGGTTATTTAAGACCAAAAAAGAGTGATGCAATCATTACATGGTCTAAAATTAGCACATATGTGCGCAAACATGCTCCAAAAAGAATGGAATTAACAGATGAAGAGAAAGAAATTAAAGATACATTAGAGAAAAGCATAACAAAAGAGGTAATAAATGAGTGGGGATACAATGAAATGATTAGACAAGTAGAACATTATTATTGGGGTCAACCTAACTCTAAAGGATTAGAGGAAAAAAGATAATGGGTATTGGCAAAGGTATTACGAAGAAACAAGGATTAACACCTAAACAAGCGCAGTTTCTTAGGGTATTAACTGGGTTTATTCATCAAAACGGTTATTCACCCTCTTATGAAGAGATGAAACAGATGAATGGCATGAAATCAAAGAGTAACGTGCATGAGTACATAAAAAACCTAGAAAAGCGCGGTTATTTAACATATGAGAAGTATTGTAATCGTACTATCATGCTAAAATAAAGAGGTATTGTATATGGCGCTGGATGCTCAAAAGTTTTTTTATTTTTCTTATACCGGGATATTGCCAATACTCCAATACCTTTTAGTGTTTTTGGTGTGTGATAAAGGATATTCGGTATTGGCAAGGTATTGGGAGTTCAAGGGTTAAGCATGAAAAAAGAGGAAAAAGTAACTGAAATGAGTAAAAAAGACAGTATAATCAATAAGATAGATAAGGTTGGTGAAAAGGTTGTTGCCAATACCATCCGTAATACCAGGGACATGGCATTAAAACACCCTAAAGGCGAAGATGGGTTGACTGATAGACAAAGAATATTTGTTGAATTGTACTCTGCTAATGAAGGTAGACTTACACCTACTGAATGTGCTAGACAGTCTGGATATAAACCAGAACGTGCAGCTGTAACAGCATCAGAGTTGTTAAATGTAAAAAAGTCACCCAAGGTTGTACAAGCTATAGTTAAAAGAAGAGAAGAGATTGCAAACACACATAAAGTTGAAATGGACAAGCATGTCCAAGAGTTGGCACGTCTGCGTGAGACTGCGCTTGATGCTAAGTCTTATAGTGCTGCAGTTAATGCTGAGCGGTTGCGTGGACAAGCTGCAGGATTGTACATTGACCGTAAAGAAATCAGAACTGGCAGTATTGACAGCATGTCCCGTGATGAAGTTTTAAAACAATTAAAGGAATTAGGATTAGATGGAAAGTTCAGGAAAGAAAATAATAAGACTATCTTATCGGTCGAAGAAGAATCCGATAGCGAGCCAATTGACATCACCCCAGTGGAAACAAAAGGTGAACAAGAACAAGAAGAAGTATGACCGCAAAACCGGAAACAAATTTTTGGAAGAGTGTAAAGACATACTTAGAGGGTGGTAAGTATTTAGTATCGCGTATTGAGTCTTACGTTACACCAGGATTCCCAGATTGCATAGTATATCATGAGGATTGTGGATTCTTTACGTTAGAATTAAAAGTAATGAGGCGTAATAAAAAAGGGGACGCAAAAGTACTCATATCACCTCTACAACATGCCTTCCATGTCTCTTATTCTATGCGGCGTGCTCCTGTATTTATCCTAATTACGGACCCCGGGAAGGGGGTCGTAAAGCTTTTTGACGGTAGTCAAACTCCCAAACTCCGTGATTCTACCAACTTGGACGAAGGACCAAGGCCCTTGTACCACGGCCCGCTGGCCGGGATGCAGCTGACGCAGTTCGCAAACTCCAAAAGTCCCAAACTCCGGGAATAAACCTCCCGTCATTCGCCTTATGGAGCTGCTGGTTTGTACGCCGGGCGCGCCGGGGAAACTATGGAGCTGATGATCGGCGGACTTATGCCATTCTGCCATTTCCTAAAAGTCCCAAACTCCTGACTATTTCTCCCCAACCTGTGCCTAATGAAGAAATATGTTCTCGCCCGCCCGGGCGCCCGCGGGAACAACACGGAAATAAAATGGCTGAAAACAGGGAAATTTTTTTGCTGGTAGCTGTTGACATCCCAGCGGAGCTGAGCTATATCTATTGATAGAATGAGAAAGAGAGGCAAATATGGATTGACTAGGTTTATTAATACCAGTAAAATTGGCGGTTTTCTGCCTTATTATTGTACTGGTACTACGAAGTTCGGGGAGTTGGTGATGCGTTCACCTGCTGCGACCGGGCAGCATACGCTGCAGCCACAGCTGCTGCCTGGATCCTGAAACTCCTAAACTCCTGGAAGGTTCCATCCCAAAAAGCAGGATGGCCACCTTTCAGGTTTACGCACCGGGCGCGCCCGGCGGAAAGACAGTCATGATTTATCATAATAAGAAGAAATGGTTTGGCTCTGCACAATATAGGAATGGAGTTATCCACAAGATATTTATCAATGTCCTTGGACGACCAACCTTGGTGTGGTATAATAAGACAGTTAATTAATTAGAGTATGGTCAGCGACCTAGTTGCTAACAGTAGAAACAAGTACTCGACGAGGTTTGTGTGCGCATTCATCTCTCGCAAGAGAATGGTACATCCGACAGACATGAGGCATGGTAGTTATATCTGTAAGTCCTCTAAACTCCTAAACTCCTAACTACCTCCCATCCATTATATTAGTACTGCACTTCCTGTTGTCCTGCCCCCGCGGGCGATGGCTGAGCTGATGCGAGTGATGTGAGTTGTCTGCCCGGGTGCGACATCGTGTCACATGTACATTGTTAGTATAATATGTATTGTATTAGTATTAATAAATAGAAAGAGAATATATGACAAAGAATGAATTTAAGGACATAGTTAAACGTGGTTTCTTTAGCTGTAAGTGGATTAAGAACGATGGCACAGTTGGTAAGATTAAACTAGGTGTACTAGGTAAGCTAGGCTATCGCTTTACTAAAGAGAAACAAGTAACTGAACACCCTAACTACGTCTTAGTATTTAGAATAAATAGTAGAGCTAAGTCAGACTTCCAACGTTGGGCAAATGTAAACCCCGACACAGTCTTTGAGATTAGTGGCAAGAGTTATCCACAATGAATGTAGCATTATTCTTAATAGGTGTTTCTATTATGTGGGTTGTAATGTATAGCTTTATTATAACAATTAGTTAAAGGAGAATTAGAATGACTAACAAAAACGAAGAACAAACAATGGACTCATTAGTTCCTGTTGAATCAATCAAGGGTGTTGATATTACCCCTGTTATGCAAGAAGTAATAGAGTATGCTAAAGACCACGCAAGTTTTGGCGACTTGGAATCAATCATCTCATCTGTTCCTGCTAAGTCTAGCTTAGATTGGAAACTTATATCTGGCGTGCTTATGAATAGCACAGTTGAATGGGTTGTTGATAACAAAGGCAATAGTAATGTTGAATCAATAGATTTAATTAGACATTTACAAAAAGATGTAGGGTACTTACTACAACGATTAGGTTTAGCTGGTTAGTCACTAGTTAATTCTCAGCACAGCTACTACTATATCTAGTGGCTGTGCATAACCTGTGGATAAGTCGCCCGGGTGTGACACCATGTCGCAGGCGGCGCCCGGGACTCCGGCGGACGGACCTTTCGACCCCCCTACACCCCCTATATCAGAACCCGAATTGAGAACTGGGTTTGCACTGTTTGAGAGTGACAATTACCACAAAAAACGTTATAAAAAATTTAAAAAAAATTAAACATTTTGTATGTCATTTTTAGTAGCTAATTTACCCCCAATAAAAGTACTTGTAAAAAAGCAATATTTATATGATCATCAAAAGGGAAAAGGAGAATTTGTAGAAGGTGTTTGGATTAGTTGTAAATCTATCCAAGGTAGAGCGTTATACTTTGAAACGTACTTGCCGGAATATGGTGCTTTATATGATAAGCTGCCTATTAGCGCTTTTGTTAACGCCCCTACTGATCTGGATCTTGAATTAGAAGAGCTACAACTATGGGATGCATTTAGCTACCACTTAACTATTGTAGAAAAAGCTTCTATATCCGGAGTTAGATGTAAATACCTTGCGCCTTCCAAAAAATGGTACTATGGTGAATACCTGTTTACGATAGATAATGCTCATGCGGATACAAATATCCTTAATGTAAATTACTCAGAGGTCCCAGAAGAGCACAAATCGTTTAACATATTAGAATTGGACAACGGACATTTCGCTGCCCAACCAAATAACCGTGTCATTTTCTACGATAAATCGCTTACACCAGCAAAACCACTGCAACCTGACTTTAAAGTGTCAACAGAATACTACTCTGTAGAGAATAAATCTAAATGGACGGCTGGAGATGACGATAATTACCATTATAACTTAAAAGAACAAGAATGAAGAGCCTAGATTCACTAGATACGCAAACTTTAAAGTATATTTTGAAGAATGCAGTACTAGAAAAGCAAGAAAAAGCCCAAAAAGACTTTATGTCCTTCGTAAAACAGGTTTGGCCGGAGTTTGTAGAGGGAAAACACCATAAAATTTACGCAGATAAGCTAAATCGCATTGCAAACGGCGAATTAAAGCGATTAATTGTAAATATGCCTCCAAGACACACAAAATCGGAGTTTGCATCGCATTTATTTCCTGCATTTTACATGGGCCGCCATCCTAAGGCAAAATTGATACAAACTACACATACAGGAGAACTAGCAATCAGATTTGGACGTAAAGCAAAAAATTTGATAGAATCTGACGAATATGAAAAAGTTTTTCCTACAGTTAAACTGGCTGCAGATTCGAAAGCTGCTGGACGTTGGGAGTCGAATCATGGCGGTGAGTATTTTGCTGCTGGTGTTGGCGGTGCTATTACCGGTCGAGGGGCTGATCTTCTTATTATTGATGATCCTCATTCTGAGCAAGATGCGCTATCCCCTCATGTCCTCGATGCTCATTATGAGTGGTATACTTCTGGCCCTCGTCAGCGTCTTCAGCCTGGTGGTGCTATTGTCCTAGTAATGACGCGTTGGTCGATAAAAGACCTAACAGGAAAGTTATTAGACGCACAAGGAAAAGACGACATGTCAGATCAATGGGAAGTTGTCGAGTTTCCTGCTGTTATAAACGATAAACCTATGTGGGGTAACTTTTGGACCATGGACGGTTTAAATGGAGTCAAAGCTTCCATACCTTTAACCAAGTGGCAAGCACAATGGATGCAGCAACCTACGTCCGAAGAAGGTGCCCTTATAAAACGTGAGTGGTGGAAAAAATGGGACGAGGAAGATATACCGGAATTACAATATGTCATACAAAGTTATGACACAGCATTTAGTGCAAAACAATCTGCAGACTATTCTGCTATAACAACGTGGGGTGTTTTTACACCAGTGGAAGGAGAACGTACGGCATTAATTTTACTGGACGCCAAACGCGGCCGGTGGAACTTTCCTGAGCTAAAAGCAAAGGCAATGGAAGAGTATGAGTACTGGGAACCAGAGGCTGTTCTTGTAGAAGCCAAGGCCAGTGGCTTGCCATTAACTCATGAGTTGCAAAAATCAGGAATACCTGTTATAAATTATACACCCTCTCGAGGAAATGATAAACACACGAGGGTAAACAGCGTAGCTCCGCTATTCGAATCAGGAGCTATTTGGGCGCCCAATAAATCGTTCGCTGAAGAAGTTATCGAAGAATGTGCAGCATTTCCATTCGGTGACAATGATGATTACGTGGATTCTACCACGCAAGCGCTGATGCGTTACAGACAAGGATACTTTGTAACATTAGACGATGATTACGAAGATGAAGAAAAAATTAAAGTCGGAGGGAGAAGCTACTACTAATGGAAAAAGATAGAACAGGAATATTATCTAATTTTTATAATGATTCTTCACCAGCAAAAAAATTTGTTAATTTTGTATCGCCTTTTTTAAAACAGTATGGTGAGCAGGCAGCTGACGCTGGTCAAAGTTACAAAAATCTAGCAGAAAATGATACATCAAACTTTGAAAAATTATTTGGCGAAAGTAATTTTTCAAACAAAGCACAAGAAATTGCGCGTGGTGGCCAAGACGTTCTTGGACACGGTTATAATATAGCACGTGAAGGTGTAGACTTATTAGGTGACATTGCAGCAAATTCATATGCTATTACTAACAATGCTATGAAACGTGCAAACAATGTTTTTTTACCAGAATTTTTAGAATACGACGTAGAGCCAATGGGGCAAGGAACTAAAACAGCTTTAACTGACACAGTTTCTTATCTTAGCTTAGGTACTTTAGGTGATCCAACAACTATTGTACAAGATGCTCATCAAGCTACATACAAGTACGCTCCTGTTGTAGATAAACAATATTTAAAAGAAATAGGGTATGAGGGACCCATGGGTGGGGATAGCTTATATGAATCTTGGAAAAATGCATCAGGATTTAATACACAAAATAATGCTTCGCAAATTAAACTAATGACCGATAAAGACATGTCTTTAAATTATACACCACAAATGGCTTATCCAGATTTTATGGATTGGACATCTTCTACTGAACCTGGAGGACTTTATGATCCTTCCAGTTATTCAAATGAAGATAGAGCAAGTTTGTTATCTAACAGAAAAGATTTATTTGATCGTTGGTACGGATTACAATCAGAAGGGGTAAGAGAAAAATATAATCAAAAAAATGAGTGGCGTCTCGCAGGAAAAGATTATGCTAATTGGGCTTCTAAAGAATATCAAAATGAAATGCTATCTAAACACGGAAAATATGCATTAGATGACATTGATTTAAATCCAAATATATCTCCTTATGAAGATATAGAAGTAAAATTAAAACTTGCTAATGACGATTACATAACAGCGTATAATGATGCTGGTGGATATGAAAATGTAGATGACGCTGCAAGTTCTTTTTCAATTGGTGAGCCTACTGAATTTGATTATGGTATGTTTGATCGTTCGCCCACCGACAATGGCCCAGGTATTACAGGATCAGAAGAAGATCAAAAAGCATTAGGGTTTTTACCACGCTATAATTACAACACGCCAGAAGCAGATACATTTGCAAACAACCTTATAAATGTAGCTCCTGAAGTATTATTAGGGTACAAAGGAGTTGCAAAACTTGGAGGTAAATTAAAAGATTATACAAATAAATTACCATATAGTAGAATAGCAAGAGAGATTGCTCCAGGCGCACTTCAATGGGGAAAAAGTAATAATTTTGGTATTCCTAAATTTAAAGAAAATATGAATGGTTGGAAGCACATTTTAAACGTAGGTGCAGAAAGTATAAATCAATTTAGAAATAAAGGAGGCCAAGGTCTAGGCGTAGCCTACCTTGTTGATCAAAGTATAAACGAGTAATTATGGCTAAAGTAAAACTTGCTAAAATTATTTACAAAAAATTAAAAAACGGGAAAGATTCTTTAGAAAAATCTCACGCAGTTTATGGTGGTAAAAGATTTGAACTTGATGAACTTGTCCCCGTACAGGTAAGAGGTGAAAAAGGAAAACTTCTTACACGCGATAAATTTAGACCACGTGTAGTAGAAGAAAAAAGATTAGCTGATCTTGCGACCGCACCAGGTGTTAATAAAAAACGTAAAACTAGTCTTTCTAGTGATGCTGAAAATAAAAATAAATACATTATGAATACTCTTGAAAGTATGCCGGACAAGCAATTATTTCGACTTACAGTAAAAGAAATGGATGAAATGTTTGGTCGTAATGTAAGTTCCCAAAGAAAACGTGTTCTTAATAAGAGAATAAATCCTGCAACAGGAAAAAAATACGAATCATTTGATATGCCCCTTTCAGCATTTGGAAGACATTATAATGAATATGATAAGTTTGATAATCCAATTGTTGTTAATAGAAAATTAAAATCAAAGCTTGGTCTTAAAGAAAAAAATTATAATAAAATAATAAAATTATTTAATGATATAGATTTATTATCAGAAACAAAAACCCCTACTAATTCAAGAGCTTCTTTATTTTTACAAATTGATAGAGCTATTAAAAATTCAAAACTACCAGAAGATGAAACAATAGAAAATATTATAGGTCAAGTAGATAAATCTGCTTGGGGTAAACTGTTAAGAGAAAGAAATATAGGAAGAGCTACTAGAACACGTGCAGAAAAAGCTGGGATACTTAAAAAAAGTGATAGACCAGAAGTAAGTCACATTATTCCGGTTTCAAAAGATTTAAGTAAAGCATTAGATACTAATAACGTTTTTTACGAACCTCAAGGAATAAACAGAGCAAGACCTAAGGGAGAAGTTGCTCAGCGAAGATATAATTATATAAAAGAATTAGATGACAGCATTATACGACCACTTGCTGAATATGATTTAATGGACAAATACAGTTTATCTAAAGGTGGTTTAATTAAAGATGTTCTTAGTGGCGCGGCTCAAATGTCTAGACGTAAATTCTTAAAAGGCTCTGGGGCCTTGGCCGCTTCAACAGCTCTGCCAATGCGAACTGTTGCTAAAGTATTACCCAAGGTTGCAGTAAAAGAAGCGTCACGTTTTGCGCCACCATGGGTTAAATCAATGATTGGTGTATTAGATCAAATAGGCACAAAAGGTGCATACATGAGCCACACAATGAAAAATGGCACAAAGATTAGTAGTGCAGGAAAAGTAAAAGATGATTACCGTGGTCAAAAACAAGAATTTGAAGTCATAAATTCAGATGGCTATAGAGTTCCCGTAAATTTATACAGACCTAAAAATGGAGACTTACATGTAGAATTTGATATTCGTGATGATTTTCAAAACAACCAACATATATACATGGACAGAAAAACAGGGCAGGTAGAAATAGTAGATGAAAATTACTACATGACTGGTCCTGAAGATTTTGCAAAAGACGATCCTTTAGTATGGGACGTAACAACGCCTACACAAATGAGCCAGTTTGAAAAGAAGATGGGATTAATGCGTGGTGATGGAGATGATTATATAAAAGATTATATGTCAACGCCTGAAGGTGGCGACTATTCAGATCTATTTGAAAGCTTTATTGATTCTTTCTCACCTTCTGGTAGTATCTTTAAAACAAAAGAAAAAGCTCAAATAGCTAAAGATAAAAAGATACAACAAACTCAAAGAAAATTAGAGGACGACGAAATGAGATTTGAAGAAGAGTTTAGAGGTGGTAATATACATTCATTTAACAGGGGTGGTTCAACAGATAAAATAGTACCAAAATTTAAACCTGATCAATTAAAACGTTATCGTTTTATGAATAACTTAAGTGACCAAGAAGCCATGGCTCGTATGATGATGGCAGAAGATTCTTCTCAACAAGGAGGATATGGAGTTGCACATGTAATTAATAACAGATTAAAAAGAGGTCACTCTAATTATGGTTCTTTTATGGGAATACTTCCTCAAGACAGAGAATATGCTGTAGATGAAAAAGGTAATAGATTAGGTTTAGGTCCTCGCGTAGAATACAGTAAATTTCGTGATGAAGGTGTAAGAGAATTTAGTGATTTACAAAGAATATTAATGGGGTATGATCAATTTACACCTTTTAGAAGTGGAAAAAATTCAAGATTTTTTGGTGATTATACTGGTAATGAATTAGATCTTTATAATAATTATTATGATTATGCCGGTAAAGTTCTTGGAGGAAACGTAGAAGATTTCACAGGAGGTGCTGATTTTTTTCATAAAGCAGAAGAAAATCCATCAAGAGGTTTTGGCGGAGTAAACCCTACTTATTTTAATAAATTTGGTGGCACTGATTTTTACAAATCTTACAACAGCGGTGGCATTGCAAGAAGACCAGGAGCTGTGCCTCCAGAAAAAGGACCAGACCCTTTAGGTTACTCTATTAAAAATATGGGTGAACAATTTATTAAAAAAGCTAAAGGTGGGTTACTTAGAAAAATTCCAAAAGTAATGGGAAAGATAACTGACTACAAAGCTAAGTTAGAAGGACCTAGTGTCCAAGGACCAATACGCCCGGATAAACCCTTTACCGTTTTTGATGAAGATGGTTTACCAATAAAAGACTTTGACACAGGAAAAGAAGCAAGAGATTTTTTAAGAAATAATGAATACGCTGACATGTATACTGCTGGTGCTAAAAAAGCTGAACCTATAGAAGACACAGCTGGTGCAATGTTTTGGAACTCACGTGAAAAAATAGTTAACGCACCTTCTGAAGCAATGCAAGCTAACCAATGGTTAGACTTTATGAAACGAGGTAAACACGGAATACTTAATCCTAAAGGATTAGCGATTATTAAAGACCAGGAATTAAATGATACTTCATTAGCACCGTACTTATCACAAATGGGTAAACAAATTATATCAAAAGAAAAATTGGTAAAAGAGTTTGATGAAATGGCTCCTACTTTTGACGTCATCGCTTTAGGTGATGCCACAGGTGCTAAAGTACTGAGTAAAGTAGAAAGAAGTTTAAATAAAATTGATACCCAAGCTATTCGTAACCCACAAGTAAAAGGATTTTTTGATTACATGAAAACTGTTATTAATCCTTTACAACGATTAGGTGGAGATGCAGATGAAAAAGCAATCCTTAGTAATAAAATAAATGAAATGGTGGAAAGAAATTTTGGTATTAAGAATGCTTTAGAAGAAGGTGTTCCCCAAAGATTTCCATTTGAAGTAAAAGAAGTATTATCCCAAGTATCCACGGCCCTTGGAAAAAGAACTTCAGGATTTAGTAAATACGATAGTAGAGCTATACACGAGGGCACACAAACACTAAGTGGTGGTGATAATTACCGTGAGTTTTTATTTACCCATAAACCAGGTAAACTACGATCAAGCGAACCAAATTATACGTATGCTCATGATTTTGGATTAAGCCAAGGACAAAGAGCTGGGGGTGTAGTTCACACACGTGTATCAGATAGAACAGATCAATTTGGTAGAAGACTAATGCATATAGAAGAAATACAATCTGACATGCACCAGAAAATTAATATGGCACAACGTGCCCTAAAAAAACAACATGCTGAATTTGAGAAAAAAGGACTAACTCCTAAGCAAGGACGAAACAGACTGGATGGTTATCTACAAAGAGATTATGATGAACTAGTAAAAGATGCCCAGTATGCACCACGACAAGATGTTAGACTTAAAAAAGAAATAAATGCTAATGAACAACAGATGCGTTTAATACAGGCAAAGATAGAAGACTTGTTAACAAAACCTCAAAACAAAGCGACACAAATTAGGTTGGTAAGACTTAATAAAGAAAGAGCTAAGATTAGAAGAATTTTAGAAGAGGAAAAATCAAAGCTAGCTGAAAATACAAATACTACAGGAATACCAGAAGGACCACTTAGAAAAAGTGAAGATTATAATGAATTTGTTATGAAATACTTATTGCGTGTAGCAGAAGAAGGTGGTTATGATGGGTTATCTATTTCTACTCCAGCCATTAAAAATCTATCATTAAGCCCAGGCAGCAAAGACTTTATTGGTAATTTAACAGCGTACGGACCAATAGCGAATGGTGCTATGAAAAAGGCTGCAAAAAAAGTAGGTGCAAAATTTATGAAAACTGCTATAGTTGATGAGAAAAAAAGGGGATGGGAGATTCCAATGATATTAATCAAAGAAAACAAAATCGCCAAAGACATAATTAAAAAAGGCACACCTATTTATAAAAAAGGTGGTTCAGTAAAAGGTAAGAAATAATGGCTGAAAATCCAAATAACAATATAGAAAAAGCATTAAGTTCTTTAACAGACGCTTTAGAGATAGAACCTACAGGAGAAGAAATACAACTACAAGATGACGTTATGGAAAAGAACGTAGAAATCATGGATGATGGCAGTGCCGTTGTCGGTGAAGAAGAACAAGTTCTCGATACGTCAAACATACCCTTTAATGCCAATTTAGCAGATTACATAGAAGAAGATGAACTAATGCGTTTTTCTGGTGATCTAGTAAACGATTTCGAAGCGGATAAAGACTCAAGGAAAGACTGGGAAGATTCCTACGTCAAAGGCCTTGACATGTTAGGATTCAAATATGAAAACCGGACAGAACCCTTCGAAGGAGCGTCCGGGGTCGTACATCCCTTACTCGCTGAGTCTGTAACTCAATTTCAAGCTCAAGCGTATAAGGAACTTCTCCCCCCAAGCGGCCCCGTACGAACTCAAGTTGTAGGACTCTCCACCCCTGAAGTACAAGATCAGGCAAAAAGAGTTCAACAATTTATGAACTACCAAATAACAGAAATCATGCAAGAGTATGATCCAGACATGGACCAACTGTTATTTTATCTACCACTTTCGGGTTCTGCTTTTAAAAAGATTTATTATGACGCGTTGATGAAACGTGCGTGTGCAAAGTTTGTAACTGGAGAAGATTTAGTAATAAACTACATGGCTACTGATTTAGAAAATGCAGCTAGAGTTACACACGTTATTAAAACAAGTGGTAACGATATTAGAAAACAACAACTACAAGGTTTTTACAGAGACATAGCTATTACAACAGGACAAGTAGAAACTTCTGAAGCACAAGAAAAAGTAAACACTTTAGAAGGTGTGCAACGTGAATACGGACAAGACGAAGATGAGCATACTCTTTTAGAAATGCACATTACAACAGACGTGCCAGGGTTTGAAGATACATCAGGTGTTAAGCTTCCTTTTATTATAACAATAGATCAATACTCTGGAGAAATTTTATCTATCTATAGAAATTATAAAGAAGGAGATCCAGATTTTAAAAAGATTTCTTATTTTGTACACTACAAGTTCCTCCCAGGTCTAGGCTTTTATGGCTTTGGCCTAATACACATGCTAGGTGGGTTATCAAGAACTGCAACAAGTGTTTTGCGACAATTAATTGATGCAGGTACTCTTGCTAACTTGCCGGCAGGATTTAAGGCACGTGGTATGAGAATACGTGATGACGATACACCATTACAACCAGGTGAGTTTAGAGATGTAGATGTAACAGGTACATCTATTAAGGAATCATTATTACCTCTACCTTATAAAGAACCAAGTGGTACTTTGTTTCAATTACTAGGTTTCGCTGTTGATGCAGGTAAATCATTTGCTGCTATTGCAGACATGAAAATGGGTGAAGGTAATGAACAGAATCCAGTAGGCACAACAATGGCTCTTTTAGAAAGAGGAACTAAAGTTATGTCAGCTATTCACAAAAGATTACATTACGCACAAAAAATAGAATTTAAATTATTGGCTAAAGTATTTCAATTGTACTTACCACCAGAATATCCTTACCAAGTTGTAGGGGGTAATCAAATGATTAAACAACAAGATTTTGATGATCGTGTTGATGTTATCCCAGTATCAGATCCTAACATCTTTTCCATGGCACAACGTGTTACATTAGCACAGCAGCAGCTACAATTAGCTACAGCAAATCCTGGATTACATAATATGCGTGAAGCATACAGAAGAATGTATGATGCAATGGGTGTTGATAACGTTGATTCTATACTTAAACCAGATCCTGAATTACCACAACCAATGGGTCCTTCTAGTGAAAATGCAGGCGCGATGAATGGTAAAGCACCTAAAGCTTTTCCTATGCAAGATCATCAGGCGCACATACAAGCACATGCTGAATTTATGTTTACACGTATGGTACAAATTAATCCTCAGATTTATTCTTTACTACAAGCACATATTTGTGAGCACATTTCTTTAATGGCTGGTGCAATGGTGCATGAAGAATTTAAAGAACAAACACAACAACTACAGCAAGCACAACAGCAAGCACAACAAAATCCACAAATGGCGCAGCAAGTAGAACAGCAAATGCAGCAATTAATTAATGCGCAGGCTGCTAAACAAGCACAGATAGAAGCTGAAATGACTATGAAATTAGCTCAAGACGAAGAAGCTAGAATTAGTAAAGAAGCTCAAGATCCTCTTGTTAAACTTAAACAACAAGAATTAGATCTTAAAGCTATGGAAACACAAATGAAAGTTCAAAAAGATGTTATGGTAGAAGGAGAAAAATTAGATATCGAAAGAGACAAATTAGAAGCCGACACCACTTTAGGAATAATGAAAATGGCTGCTGATGTTAACAAAGAAGATTCAGAAGAAGCAATGGTTATGTTTAAAGAAAACATGATTAATTCTAGAGAATCAATGAAGTCAGAAGCAAACGAAAAAATAGCGAGGACAAATGGACGAGCAAAAACTAAAGGAGATTAAAGATAAAGTTGAAAAAATAGCTGTGACTATGAAAAAGATAGAAGATGCAGCTAACAGTGAAATTAAACATCCAGATGATTATCTACAAGTATGTGGAGCTTTAATGGCTGTTTGCAGAAACATGTATGTAAGTGGACTTGGCATAGAAGGTGCAGCAAATATGTTTGCAGCTGTGGCAGAAACGTTTATAATACAAGAAGAAGTAATACAGGAACTATATTACTCAGTAGATAAACCAACGATACACTAAAGGAGACATTGTGGCTAAACCAGGATTATACGCAAATATACACGCAAAGAGAGCTAGGATAAAAGCTGGCAGCGGTGAAAAAATGAGAAAGGTAGGCGCTAAAGGTGCTCCTTCAAAAAAAGACTTTGTTAAAAGTGCAAAAACTGCTAAACCACAAAAAAAGAATATGGGCGGAAGTATGACACCTAAAGTAGGTGCTAAAAAATTTCCTAGTACATCACCAGGATTTCACCAAGCCCAGAAGACTGCTAAAGCAACTGGTCAACCGTTGACTATGCGTAAAGGTGGTAAAGCGAAGAAGAGGAGGTAATATGAAGTTACTAACAGATTTATGGGCTCACTTAAAAGAGTGGAGCGAATGGGGAATAAAGGACTGGATAAAAGCCGGTATTGTTGCTCTAATAGTCATTGTAATTCTTAAGTCGATAATGCCAGGAATTTAATGGAAGACAATAAGTCAAAATACTTAAGAAAAATTAATACTCCGACCCCTTTTAACGAGGGGCCGGAAATGCAGAATTACAACCGTATGATGGACTTGCAATCGCAAGCACCTAACTTTACACAAAACGATCCACGATTTGATCAGCTTAAAGATGCAAGAAGAACGTATAATCGTAATGATAAATACACGATAGGAAATAGACAAGGCATAGCACCTTTAGAAGTACAGAAAAATTTTTCTAACCAAAGTAATAATTTTAGAAACGCTGCACCTAATGCTTATGCAACAATGTATCCTGCTCAAGATTTTGCAATGAGGTATGGCGAGTCTGGAGGATTAATGGGAATGATGGCAAAAGAAATGTTTGGTAAAGTTTCTAATTTTGGAAAAGACATGGCTAACAAAATAGGCATAGCAGGAGCTGCTAATTCAGACGAAGGTGAAATGGCAGACTACGCAGCACAAACTTTTGGTTTTGGAGCACCTACCTTTCCTGGTAGTGAAATGACAATACCATACCCTAATCAAGATCGCCCAGACAATACAGTTACAATTGAAGACACATTTACAGAACCTCCTTTTCGTTCTATTCAATCTGATGGTTATGGTGGCCCGGTAGATGGATCTAATCCAAGAGGTCAAGTAACAAGTGCAAACCCTGCACCAGGAAAAATGGGACTTGATCCTAACATAGATTATGGAAACGAAATGAATATGTTAGACGCTATAGCAGAAGATAATGTAAGATTTGATAGAGATGTAAAAGCTTTTCCCCCACCAATAAAAGAACCTCCTGTAATGGAAGGAATGGCACCGCCAGATATAATACCAACTGAAGTCATAGAAGAAACAGAATCATTTAACGACAGTGGTAGGGAGGCAGGAATAGCATCCATGTACGGTCAAGGCCCTAGTTACGCAAGTAATGATAGAAGGTACGAAAAAGAATACAGAGATTTTACAGAAAGTATGTCTGATACACTAAGACAATTTGGTCCAGTTCCTTATGAAGAATTTTCAGAAATGTATGAAAAAATGTTTCAAGGAAAACCACAAGTAGGATTTTCTAGAACACTAGTAAATAGATAATGGCAACGCCAAAGTTTAGATTTGGTGGTTACATGAATGCCACTGGTGGTGGTACTAACAGTAACGCATCATCTAACTACGGAGGTGGTGGAGGTGGTTCAAGCTACAGTAGTGGTTCCTCATCTAACAATAACAACAATAACAATAGAAGAACCGGAACTACTGAAGCAAAAGTTAAAAGCTCAGAAAGACTATCAGGAACAATAAGAGACGACAAAGCTAATGAAGATTCAGGTATAGATGTTGCTGCTATAAAAGCAGCAAATAAAGCTAGAAACGATAACGCTTATACTGCAGCAAAAGAAAAACAAAAAGCAATGCAAAGAGCAATTGCTTTGGCTTATAATGTAAACAAAGACGATGGTTCTAATAGATCTACAACTGATCAATCTACTTCTAACTTTCAAAATTTAACTGACGCTGAAAAACAAATTTTAATAGATTCTGGTTTTGCAGCAGCAGAATCAAGTGGTGTCCTGGGCGGAACAATGGGTGCAGAATTAGTTACTAATCAATTAAAAAAACAATTAGCTGAAGCTACAACAGATGATGAGGCTAACGTAATACTAGGTAAATTACAACAATTAGGATTTTCTAATGTAACACAATACGATCCTTTTAACGCAGGTGATACTGCGTATGATCCAGATAATTTATATAACGTTGGATTAGGATATGATCAATCAGCAGTTTATGATTTTAACACTTTAAAACCATACGAAAGAAACGCTTTTTATGATATGCAAAGCCCTAATCTTACAACTAAAGCTTACACAAACTACATGAATAAATTTCCAGCTTTTGGTCATTCTCGTCAAGGTGGCATTGGATTTTATGGTGGTGGAGGTGGCGGCGGTTACGGCGGCGGTGGCGGCGGCGGTGACGGAGGCAGTTCTGGTGGATCCCCATCTAGAGGAGGAATGCCACAAGGAAACCCTAACGACATGTTTGGGGCAATGTCACCTTTACAACAAGCAATGATTAATACAAATGCAGCAAAAAGTTTTAGCCAAGGTTATAAACGTGGAGGAATAGTTACTTTAGTATGTTAGGTGGTTTACCAGTAGAAATGATTACAATGCTAGGCTCATCTTTATTAGGTGGGTTTATGTCAATATGGTCCCAATCAATTAAAGCAAAGCAAGACGAACAAAAAATGTTGTTAGCGAGAGCTGATAACCAAATGAAACACATAGATAAAGCCCGCGCTTTTACTGACAAAGGATTTACATTTACCAGAAGAATAATAGCATTATCTGCTGTTGGCGCTATCATTGTATGGCCTAAGATTGCCCCAGTATTTTTTGATACCACTGTTGTACTAACGTGGACAGAATTTACTAGAGGGTTTTTATTTTTAATTGAAAGCAAAGAAGTAGTAATGGATAAATCATTTAATGGTTTAATTATTACACCACTTGATACACATTTAATGAGTGCTATTGTAGGACTTTATTTTGGTGGTAGTTTAGTTAAAAGATAATGGCTAAGAAAAAATCACTATCACAAAAAAGAAAATCCAAGTCAGATAAAAACCCAAAAGGTTTGGCAAAAGGATGTGGCATGGTAATGGAAAATAGAAGGAAAAAAACAAAGTATGCCTAAGACAGCAGCATGGACACGAAAAGCTGGAAAAAGTAAATCAGGTGGGTTAAATGCTAAAGGACGTGCAAGTTATAAAAAAGGAACACTAAAAGCTCCTACTAAGTCTAAGACTAGTGGTAGACGTAAATCATTCTGCGCTCGTATGGGTGGCATGAAGAAAAAACTAACAAGTGCAAAAACAGCTAGAGATCCTAATTCAAGGATTAATAAGTCGTTGCGCAAATGGGACTGTTAGTATAATAGCAACTTAAGGAGATAATTATGGTTGGAAGAATAATGTCAAAGCCAGAGAAAAGAAAAACACCTGGCAAAAAAATGGCTACTACTACTTATAAAAAAGGTGGCAAAGTTAAAAAAATGCACGGTGGTGCAATGCATGCAATGCCAAACGGAACAATGATGCCAGGTGCTAAACATGGTATGAAAAAAGGCGGAGCAGCGAAAAAGAAAAGTAAATTTCCAGATCATTCAGGTGATGGTAAAATTACTAAAAAAGATATTTTAATGGCTAAAGGAATTATTCCTAAGAAAAAAAAGAAGTAGTGGAAGACATAACCGCGATTTACGCAATCTTAAAAAGATTGCGTGCGCGCAAAGAAAATTTAAAAGATGTTATAGCAGCGGGATTGCCAACAATGGATACCTATGTTAAAGCAGTAGGTGAGTATAAAGCTTACCAAATAATAGAACAGGAAATACAAGACCTGCAGAAAGATGAGGATAACGATGACAGAGAAGGAAATACCAAAGCGTAGATTTGCTTTAGAAGAAAAAGATTTAGCTGTAGAAGCTAATGAAAATAATAAGAAAGCTGAGAAAAAAGAAAACCGTTTTCTTAAAAAATTACAAAAAGATGCTACTGAAAGCATTGAACACCTACCTACTGATAAAGTATTAGAAAGATTACCAGATCCTACTGGATGGCGTATGTTAGTTTTACCATACAAAGGCCAAGGTAAAACTAAAGGTGGAGTTATATTAACAGATAAACATGTAGAAGAACGTGGCTATACAACAGTCACGGCTTTGGTTCTTAAAATGGGATCAGAGTGTTATAAAAATGAAGAGAGATATCCCAATGGACCGTGGTGCAAGAAGGGTGACTGGATTATATTTGGTCGCTATGCTGGATCACGCTTTGGAATAGAAGGTGGTGAAGTGAGAATACTTAATGATGACGAGATAATTGCTGTGGTAAAAGACCCAGAGGATATCTTGCAATATAAATAAACAGGAGTAAAATATGCCTGCAATAGAAACGCAAGCCGAAGCCGACGAAAAGATGGTCGATCTTCCTTCGACTGGAGCATCAGTAGACGTCACACTTGATGACACCGATGTAAGAGTTAATAAAGAAGAACCGGAAGCTGTAGAAACAGTTGTAAAAACTGAAACTGCATCCGAAGGAGAAATGGAAGATTACGGGAAAAAAGTTCAATCCCGTATTGATAAACTAACTAAAAAAGCAAGAGAAGCAGAAAGACGTGAACAAGCTGCTGTTGAATATGCACGTGGTGTGCAACAAGAAGCAGATAGCATGCGTCAAAAAGCACAAGCTTTAGATACTGGTTATGTAACTGAGTTTGGTGATCGAGTAGATGCACAGATTACTCAAGCTAAAAAAGAACTTAAAGACGCAATGGATTTAGGTGATGTAGAAAAGCAAGTTGATATTCAAGCTAAATTAGGTAGATTAGCTATAGAAGAAGAGCGTGCTGCATCCCATAAAGCTCAAAGGGAAAGATTAAGGCAAGAAATGGAAGCAAGAGGGGTTAACCCAAATCAACCACGTATGCCCCAGCAGCAACCAAGACAACCTGCACCCCCTGCAAGACCAGATCCTAAAGCTGAAGAGTGGGCTGAGAAGAACACATGGTTTGGTGATGATGAACCAATGACCTTGACTTCTTTCTCAATTCATCGTAAACTAGTAGAAGAAGGATTTGACCCCAAGAGCGATTCGTACTATAATGAAATAGACGTTCGAATGAGGGAAACATTTCCTCACAAGTTTGAACAACCAGTTTCGCCAACTCAAGCTGTAAATTCTGGAAACAGAATGGCAGCTCCAGGGAAGCGCAAAGGCACTGTGAGACTCACACCCTCACAAGTGGCTATAGCAAAAAAATTAGGTGTGCCGCTAAGCGAATATGCGAAATACGTGAAGGAGTAAGCATATGAATACAATAGATGAAAATAAAAAACTGCCATCACGCGAGTCTGAAACCAGAGAGAAAACTTCTCGAAGGAAACCGTGGACTCCACCATCACAACTAGACGCACCACCTGCGCCAGCTGGGTTTACTCATCGCTGGATAAGGGCCGAATCTGTAGGACAGCAAGATCAAAAAAATGTTTCTGCTAGACTACGTGAAGGATGGGAATTTGTTCGTGCAGACGAATATGATTCTAACATCTGGCCTCAAATTGATTCAGGTACATATAAAGGTGTTATAGCTGTTGGAGGTTTAATGCTAGCAAGGATTCCTAATGAAACGGTTGCTGAACGTACTCAATACTTTACTCAAAAGACTAAAGATAGAGATAACGCAATTGCAAACGATCCATTAAAGGACCAACATCCTAGTATGCCTGTTAGTAATGCTAGCAGGTCGCAAGTTAGTTTTGGCGGCAAGAAATCCTAAACAGATTTTTTTCTCCTTAATTAAAAAATTTACCGATCCCATGGTGGGTGAGGTATATCTTTAACTACAAGGAAAAATCATGGTAAATGTAAACGCACCATCCGGTTTAAGACCTGTAGGTGAATCTGGTAGTAACATCCAAAACGGTGGAACTACGGAGTACGACATCAACCCTGGATTAGCAACAACTATTTTCAAGGGCGATTTAGTACAGTTATTAGCAAACGGAACAATTCAACAATCAGCAGCAGGTAATGTTGACTGTGTTGGTGTTTTCAACGGTTGCTTTTATGACGACCCTACTACTCAAAAACCAACTTGGTCAAACTACTACCCTGGCGGAATTACTCCAACAGGTGGTGGATTAATCAAAGCATTTGTCTACGACGATCCAAATAAGTTATTCGAGATACAAGGTAACGGTATCCTAGCAGCTGGTTTTCCAGCAGCAGTAGGAAAAAATACTGATATCGTGGTTACTAACGGAAATACAATCAACGGCCAATCAGCAAGTCAATTAAACGTACTTACTGGTAATGGTGGTGGTGTTCCAGCAGCAGGCGCAGCTCAATTAAGAATCGTTGGCATGTCCAAAGATCCTGAAAACAGCGACGCACTTACTGCTAACACTAACTGGATTGTTAAAATCGTTGAACACGTGTACTCTAGAATAACTGGCGTATAAACCTAAGGAGATTGAACAATGGTTATTTCAAGAATGCAATTGGTCAAAGAACTCGAACCAGGCTTAAACGCACTATTTGGCTTAGAGTATGACCGATACGAAAATCAAGACAAAGAAATATTCGATACAGAATCATCTGATCGTGCTTTCGAAGAAGAAGTAATGCTTGGCGGTTTTGCCAATGCAGCTGTAAAACCTG